CCAAAAGGTACGTTTCATAGGTTTAGCCTTTCAAATTTTAAGTAAACGTCATTTCTAGTATCAAATTTCGGCAAGCTTGGCAAGCCTTGTTTGGTATACGAATTGGAAGGCTAAAATATTCCCACAAAATGCATATGGTGAAGCTTGGCAAAATAGGTGGTTTTTGGAATAACTGATTATAGTGTTGTAAGTGTTGTATTTTAAAAACTCAAAAGATTAATAATTCAAAAACAGATAAGCAATAAAGTTTAATTTTAAAACCTATTAAGATTAATAAGGTAGTTTATCAATTCGCCAGGAAGTTAATAAGGTAGTTTTTCAAAAACCCAATCGAATAATAAAGTAGTTTTTCAAAAACCCTTTCGATTAATAAAGTAGTTTTTCAAAAACACCTAAGATTGAAAATGTAAAACTAATATTCTTTAATGGTTCTTAAATTTTAAAACAGGCTCCGATTAATAAACTCGCTTTAATAAACTGGACTGGTTTAATCGGCTTTCTCTCTCGTAAAAACAGGCCGGCCTCTAGCACCACTGGGGGTACCTGGGTATATATAATGCAATACTGCACAAATTTTTCTAATTTTTAACCTTATTGGTCTATAATAAAAGCCTTATAATTCAATTACTTAAAAAAAAGTTTCCTTTTATTGCATTTTTTACTTGACAAATCCTTCTCTACTATGTATACTAGTAGTATACCTTCTATTTTGATAAAAGCGGCTAATGATAACAAGGAAACTTTCCCTTAATCCTTCCTTAAACTTACATTATAAACAAAAAGTAAGATACTTTAAGTAAACCTTAAGGATAGCTATAAGCTTTCTTATTCTTTTTTTTAAATTTTTATTTTTTTTTGTATAAAAGAGGTGTATTTTGTCTGTACCAGCTAAGAGAGAACTTACATCTAAACAAAAAATATTCCTAGATGAGCTTATGGCTAGTGGTGGTAACGTACAACAGTCCGTTAACAAAGCAGGTTATGCAAAAACTGCTAGTAGTTGGCTGATACCTTCATTAAAAGAAGAGATTATTGAACGAACTAAGCTTCATTTAGCTGCCCATTCAGTAAAAGCTGCTAATCGTATTGTAGAAGGATTGGATTCTGACGGAACTTTGGCTGCTTCTCAAATGGATACAAGATTAAAAGCGGCAGGAGATATTTTGGATCGTATTGGAATTACAAAAAGACAAGAAGTCTATACGGAATCTAAAGTTTTGCATGGTGTTGTACTAATTCCTGCTAAAAAAGAACCAGATGTACAAGCATGGCAAGACCTAAATTAGAACTGGGAGAGAAAGGTAATTATAATCTCTCCAGAAAAGAAAAAGCAAAGCGATCTTTAAAGACTACTATAAGAAACTCTAATAGAAGAGAAGCGGCAGCTAAGAAAACTGCATTGAGTAAGCGTAATGTTGCTAATCAAGCAAAAAAAGCCTTGACTGCTTTGGAAAGTGGTGGAACTTTAACCGGGGAAGCAATAAAGTCTCTCCCTCCAAACATAAAAAAAGCAATTGATGCTAATGAAGTAGAGATTGCCTTTGAACCTAATGAAGGACCACAGACAGAGTTCCTTTCTTCTCCACAAAAAGAAGTATTGTATGGAGGAGCGGCAGGTGGCGGCAAGTCTTATGCGATGCTTATGGATTTGTTAAGGTATGCAGACAACAGAAACCATCGTGCCTTGCTATTACGAAGAACTTTAGCAGAACTAACAGAGCTAATAGATAAAAGTAAACAGATTTACCCTATGGCATTCCCGAATGCTAGGTTTAAAGAGTCAACAAAGACCTGGGAGTTTCCATCTGGTGCCACTGCTCTCTTTAGTTATGTAGATAAAGACGATGATGTATACAGGTATCAAGGACAGTCCTTTACCTGGATAGGAATTGATGAGTTAGGACACTATCCTAGTCCCTATGTTTGGAATTATCTAAGATCAAGGCTCCGTACTACCGATCCTTCGATAGAAACGTATATGAGAGCCTCTGCTAACCCCGGTGGTATCGGAGGTTGGTGGGTAAAAAAGATGTTTATCGATCCTGCTCCACCCAATAATTCTTTTTGGGCTACAGATATAGAGTCGGGAAAGATACTAAAGTATGGAAGGTATCACGAGAAGGCGGAACAACCATTATTTCAACGTAAATTTATTCCGGCTCGTCTGAAAGACAATCCATATTTAATGCAAGATGGCGAATATGAAGCTATGCTTTATTCTTTGCCTGAAGTAGAGCGTAAAAGATTATTAAGCGGTGATTGGGATGTAGCAGAAGGTGCTGCTTTCTCAGAATTCAACCGCCTTGTTCACGTAGTTGATCCGATAGATTTACCTTACAACTGGGTACGTATTCGTTCTTGTGATTATGGTTATGCTGCTCCTTCTTGTGTTCTTTGGGCCGCTATAGACTGGGATAATAATTTATGGATTTATAGAGAGCTTTATCAAAAGGGCCTAACCGGAGAAGCACTGGCTGAATATGTATTACACCTGGAAGCTAATGATCCTCCGATCTATATGGGCGTTCTTGATAAATCTTGTTGGAATAAAACCGGTCATGGTTTAAGTGTTGCGGAAAGTATGATCAGAAAAGGGGTTCGATGGATTCCTTCTAATTCTGATAGGATGAATGGAAAGATAGAAGTACATCGTAGGCTAATGTTGGATGACTATGGAAGTCCAAGAATAAGATTTTTTAGTACATGCACAAATATAGTTAGAACATTGCCTACTATTCCTTTAAGTAAAACAAATAGCGAAGATGTAGATACCAAGGCAGAAGATCACGCCTATGATTCTCTTCGTTATATGTTAATGACTAGACAGAGTTCAAAAGGAAACCTTCATAATTTAGGTTTTCGTCATAAAGATAATTATCAGGTTCAGGATTCAACATTCGGGTATTAAACATGGCAAGAAATTATACTAGAAAACAAATAGAAAAAATAATTATAGAGCGTACAGGAGGTGATGATCCTGGTTGGCTAACAGATGACGATATTAAAAAAATTAATGGTTTATCAAAAAACGCAAGTATAGGTGGAGTTTATCCTGCTTGGGTATATATTAATAAAACTAAAAATAATCCTAATTTTAATCCAAATAGACTTGCTCCTACATTAACTGCTGAACAAGTACAAGATAGAGTTAAAATAAATACAGGAAAAACAATAACAAAAAAGAAAGCGCAAGAAAAGGCAGATAAAGAAAACGCAACAAATACTACAGTAGATTTCTGGGCTGATTCTATAGCAATGGGTATGCCTACTAATATGGTTATTGCAGGAATAGTTAAAGTTGGAGCAAAACCACTAGCAAAATTATTGCAAAATCAAACGGTAAGAAATACTCTTGCTAAAGCAGTAGAAGGAGGTGCAAAAATACCTCCTCAATTAGCAAAAGCAGCAAAAACAGTAGCAGATAAAGTATCATATCAAACAACAGGAAGATTACCAAGACCAACAAGACCATCAAATCTACAAGGAGCCTTTAATTCTGATATGCAAAGAATAGCTAGGGGAATGGATAGAGTAGCTACAAGACTTAGAACTCCTCCACCTTCTGGTGAACCAGTTGTACAACCAATTCCTAGAGATGCAGCAGGAAGATTTAAACCAGGACAGCCAAAGCCTCCTGGTTGGCAAGGACCGGCAAGAACAATATTCCCTAGTGGTCGTCCTGCACCACCAGGAGTTAAACCTTGGATGACTATGAAAGATGGAAAATTAGTTAACGTATCTCCACTTACTCCAAAAGTACGGTATTCTCCTGGGTCTGGACCTAGAGATACTTCCCTTCCTCCTTTCGTATCTAGAACAACTGCACCAGGACAGCCAAAAGCACGAGCAAGAACAGGGGCGCATACTGTTTATCATCCAGCGGCTGGACCTAGAGGACTTAGAAAGTATTCTCCAGAGAGAGGACCAAATATTACAAGACCTGCAATGGCAGGAGCATTGGCAACAGCCTTATTTGATGATTTAGATGCTAATCAAAAAGCAGTCTTACAAGAAGCAGCAGAAAGAGAGAGAACAAATTGGGAGCCATACCCTGAAGAGATGGATGTTCCTCAATACGATGCTCTTGAAGAAATAATTCCTTCTGATGCACCTATTGATGAAACTATTGAAGAACAAATTGCTGAACCAGGTTTCGGTAGAATGCTTGGTCTTCGTAGATCAGCAGAAGAGATAGAACGAGATGTAGCAATTACTGAAGCATTGGATGCAGGAGATTATGATAGAGTAGCTACATTGGAAAAAGAGTCTGGTCCCTCTGATTGGACAGACTCTCTTACTCAAAGAACTTCAGACTATACTCCTGAAC